ATAAAGGTGAAGCAGAATACAAGTGATGTGACTTTTGAATTCGGATATGATGGTAGTGCTTGTGATATATGGAATAAAACAATTCGAGTTGGAATTGGCACGAGTAAGGAAGAAGTGTTCCATGAGATGGGGCATCTTGTTGAAAATTACATGATGAGCCAGGCGGATGTAAGAAAGTACAAAGAATTTCTTGTTGATGGATTATCATGTAATGATATAATGGTTAAGACATATTATGATAATGCAGGAAATGATATTGAGATATACCTTTTGAAGGGAATGAATTTTGAAAGCGAATATCAGTCGAGACTTTATGTATCAAATCCGTTTGATGCATTAAATGGAGATGGGACAATTAATGTTGACACTTTGGGTGAAGCGATTTCAGAAGTATTCAGGAAATATATGAATGGAGAAACGCTTTCACGAGAAGCTCAAGAACTGATTGAGAAGGTGATCCTATGAGTTTGAAAGATGATTTCTTGAAAATTAAAACATATGAAGAGTACGATCAAAAAAGAGAGGTGTTCAAAGACTTAGATTATAGTGATAAAGAAATTTTTGAACATTGGGGAAACTTGTTCCCAAAACTGAAAAAAAGCGGTTGGGAAGATGGAATAATTGTAGAAGCGTATAAAGATCCGCCAAATAAGAGAGAACAGTAAGTTACCACCAGTCAGAAATGATATGGTGGTATTTTTATACCCAAAATCAATAATAACAGGGCAAACGGAAATCTACGAACCGAACAGCGCAGAGGTGACGCTAAGTAAGTTTCTCCGGCAGTCCTGTTTTTATATTGTCCGAAAGCCTTATGACGTTTAAACTGCGGCAATTTGCCCTTATGCATGGCATCAAAACTGCATACTGCCGTGGAGACACCACGCTTAAAAACGGTGCAGGAAAGGAAATTATGGAATTTTTAAAAGACATTTTAGGCGAAGACCTCTATAAGCAGGTGGCAGATGCTGTCAATGCTCATAACGGAAAGCCGGAGAATAAGGAGAAGCAGGTGAAGATCGCAGACCTTGGATCTGGTCAGTATGTTGACAAAGGCAAGTATGATACCGCCGTGGCAGAAAAAGAGAATCTTGCCGGTCAGATCAAAACGCTTAATACTACGATCGGTGATCTGAAAAAGAACAATGCAGACAATGAGACATTACAGAACACCATTGCGGATCTGCAGACGAAGTTAAAAGATCAGCAGACAGCCAATGACCAGATCTCAAAGACCTATGCGCTGAAAGATTCCCTCACAAAGCAGGGCGTACTTGATCCGGATTATCTGATCTACAAAGCTGGTGGACTTGACAAGTTCACATTTGACAAAGAGGGTAAGCCTGTCGGTGTAGAGGAAGCAGTAAAGCCGTACAAAGAAGATAAGACAATGGCACATCTGTTCAGACAGGAGCAGACAAAACCGCCGTATCATCCACAGGGTGGCACCGGTGGCGCAGGAACTGAGAACCCATTTGCCAAAGAGACGTTCAATCTGACCAAACAGGGTGAACTTTTAAAATCCAATCCGGAGCAGGCAAAGGCACTGGCCGCAGCCGCCGGAGTAACAATTTAGAAAGAGAGGTAACTATTTATGGCAATTACAAAAATTGCAGACGTGATCGTACCGGAACTGTTTAACCGGTATGTAATCAACAGAACAATGGAGTTGTCCGCGTTTTTCCAGTCGGGGATCGTGGTAAACAGCCCGGAATTTGATACGCTTGCATCCGAAGCGGCAAGAACGCACAACATGCCGTTTTTTGAGGATTTACAGGGAGAATCCGAAGCAATCCTTGAAGACGTAAAAATGACACCGAAGAAAATTGGCTCCAACAAGGATGTATCTACAACCATCCTCCGTCAGAATATGTGGGGAGCAAGTAATCTTTCTGCAGCACTGGCAGGAGCAGATCCGATGAAAGCGATCGGTGATCTGGTAGCTGGTTACTGGGCGAGAGATATGCAGAAAGAGTTGATCGCGATCCTGTCCGGTGTGTTTGGAACCACTACCGCGGGAGATAGTGGAACACCGGCGGCAGAGACCAGAATGGCGGATCATATCCTTGATCTGACTATTGGAAAGACGGATGCCGCAAAGCAGATCAGTGCATCTGCATTTATCGATGCGTGCCAGCTTCTTGGTGATGCACAGGCGCAGTTATCCGGCGTAGCAATGCACTCTGCGACCAAGTCCTATCTGAAAAAACTGAACCTGATCGAGACCGAGCGTGATTCTACCGATGTTGAGTTTGACACATACCAGGGCAGACGTGTGACCGTGGATGATGGTTGCCCGGTGGATGCTAAAAATGGTGTGTATACCACATATCTGTTTGGAAATGGAGCAATCGCTTATGGAAATGGTTCTCCGGTCGGTCATGTAGCAACAGAGGTTGATCGTGACAAACAGACCGGTGGTGGTATTGATTATCTGATTAACCGTAGAGCGTTTATCCTGCATCCGAGAGGGATCGCATACACCGGAGCAAAGCGTGAACATGTGGAGACACCAACAAGAGCAGAGCTTGCGATGGCGGAAAACTGGAATCCGGTATACGAACCAAAGCAGCTTAGAATCGTAGCGATCAAGCACAAGATCGGGTAGCCTATGGAGCTGGCAAAGTTAAAGGCACTCCTTGGAATTGAGGATGATTCCAAGGATCCGGTGCTTGAATTTGTCATTGAGGATGTTGAGGAAACCATCAAGAACTATTGTCATGTGGGGGAAATGCCGGCTGGACTGGTGAACACCGGCTACCGCATGGCGATGGATCTGTACCGGAATGAAAATATCGGGAGTGAGACGGGAGCCGTTGGTTCGGTTTCCTCTATTTCCGAGGGTGATACATCTACATCATTCCGGCAGTATGTGGATGATAATTTCAAGGACACAGTGCTGAAAAATTATAAGTCCTCATTGAACCGATACAGAAAGGTGGCATGGAAATGATCGCGGATGCAATCAAACAGGCGCAGGCACTTGCAAGGAAAGCGCAGGAAGCCACATACGATGGCAGATGTACCGTTATGGAGCATCAGAAAGTAAAGGATCCCAAAACAAAGATTACCACGGGAAAAGAGGTTGCGGTACTGGAAGATGAACCATGCCGACTGTCGTATTCCAGCGTCAGTGCGGTGGATCAGACGGAATCGGCGGCAAAGACCGCACAGGTCACAAAGCTGTTTTTATCCCCGGATGTACAGATCAAACCGGGAGCCAAGATCACGGTGACACAGGCTGGCGTGGTACGAACTTTTGAATGCAGTGGTGTGGCAGCAGTCTATCCGACACATCAGGAAATCGTGCTGAAATTAGCGGAGAGGTATGCATAATAAATGGCAAGGATGGGAAAATTTGACGCAAAAGGGATTGAAAAGTTCCAGAAACAGATGCAGAAATTGCAGGATCCGAATGCGTTTGTTGAAGCCTGCGCAAGAGAACTTGCGGCGCGGCTGCTGCGCATGGTTGTAAAAAGAACGCCAGTCGGTCGATATCCGGCGGGATCGGGAAAGACCGGAGGAACACTTCGCCGTGGATGGACCGCATCCAAAGGTGCATCTGCCAAGGGATATGCCGATTCCATGACAATAACGCATTCTGGAGATGCGTATACGGTTGAGATTGTAAATCCGGTCGAGTATGCCAGCTATGTTGAGTACGGACACAGAACCGCAAATCATAAAGGTTGGGTAAAAGGACGATTTATGATGACGATATCCGAACAGGAATTGCAAGGCATGGCACCGGGGATCCTTGAAAAGAAGATTGAAAAGTATTTTGGAGATATCATGAAATGATAAATGAAATTATAGCGGCGATCAGCGTTGCCCTGGATGCGGAGTTCGGGGATGAATACGAAATTTATATGGAAGAGATCAAGCAGGACTTAAAAAAGCCCTGTTTTTTTGTGCAGTGCATCAACCCGACAACGAAGCTGTTCCGGGGAGAACGATATTTTCAGAGCAATCCATGCTGTATTCAGTATTTCCCGAAGTCAGAGGAAATACAGCGGGAGTGCAATGAGGTTGCCGAGCGCATGACATGGTGTCTAGAATATATCACAGTAGACGGTGATCCGATGCGCGGCACACAAATGCATGCAGAGGTAGTCGATGGTAATTTGAATTTCTTTGTAAATTATGATTGCTTCCTTTACCGGAAAAAGGTGCCGGGAGAAGCAATGGAGACAGTCGGTGTTGATCCGAGGGTGAAAGGATAGGTGATGATTGTGCCAAGAGCGGCAGGAAATCCGGCAAAAGCGAAAAAACCGAAACAGCCGGCGAAATATACCAAAGCGCAGATCTTAGCGGCGAAGAAATATAGAAACCGCAGGGATCTGCTCGGAGTGCTGCTGGTCGATGACCGGGAGTATGAATTGGAAGAAGTGGAACAGGTAATGAGTGAATTTTTGGAAGGAAAGGTGAACTAGAATGGCATTAGGTGGTGGAACATGGACTTCGCAGGATAAAGTGCTGCCGGGATCCTACATCAATTTTGTAAGCGCGGACAAAGCGGGGATCACGCTGTCCGATCGTGGCGTGTGCGCAATCCCGATGGAACTTGACTGGGGAAAAGATGGTGAAGTGATCAAAGTCAATGCAGAGGACGTAAGGAACGTTTCTTACCGTGTTTTCGGGCATGATTATACGGATGAGGAGATGCTGCCGATCCGCGAGGTATTCCGGCACGCAAAGACGCTGTACATCTACCGGCTGAACAGCGGCGAAAAAGCGGCGAACGATTATGCCACAGCAAATTGCAGTGGGGCGCGTGGCAATGATCTGAAAATTGCAATTACCGCGAATGTAGACGAACCGAGCAAATTTGACGTGGTTACATATCTTGGCACAGTGAAGATGGACACGCAGACCGTGGAAAAGGCTGCGGATCTGAAAGCGAATGACTATGTTA